CGGCTGATAGAGCGTGACGGGGGTCGAGGCCGAACTCGGCAGCACCATGATGTTGCCAACCGGCGTCGATCCGCCCGCCGAGAGGTCGGTCAAGAAACGCGCCGGGAAATCTTCGCAATTCATCCGCAGCAAGGCCGGCGGGCTCTGCGCCACGCCCGCCAGGCTGACGCCGCGCACGAGCACATCGTGCATCACCACACGTTCCCCGCGCCAGGCGTGTAGGTCGTGCCCATGACCGTGGTCGCGATCAGCATCTGGCATTGCACGATGCCGCTGAACTGGCTCATCGCCGCCGACACGTTCACGGTCGGCGCGGTCACATCGACTTCGCTGGCCGCCGTGATCTGCACCTTGCCCGTCGGAGCGCTGACCGTCACCCCGCTCTGATCGATCGTCACCGAGGTGTCCGAGGCGTTGGTGAATGCGATGGAGCCGCCGTCTTCATCGGTCATCGTGCCGACCAGGCCGCCCGGCGTGGACAATTTGATCGTGGCCGAGCCGGCGGTCTGCTCGACGATGGCGATGCGCGTGCCTGCCTTGCCCGTGATCGTCCAGCGGTCCACGGCGCGGCCGTTGCCGCCCAGCGCCTCGGGCGAGGTCTCCGCGCCGTTCCACAGGCTGCCGACCACGACCGGAAAGCGCGGATCGCCGGAGAGCAGCACCAGAAGGACCTCATCGCCCACATCGGGGATGAAGAACCCTCCCCGCTTGTTGCCGGCGAACGGCACGGCCACCCGCGCCCAGACCGGCATGTCCTGGCCGCTGATCGCGTCCGTATTGTAGAACCGGACCTGCACGCGGTTGAGGCTGGCGGGATCCAGTACGTTGACCACGGTGCCCAGGAACGCCGCGCCGGCCAGCATCGGGTGCGCGTTCTCGCCCAGCAGCCGGCTCATGCGGCCTGCCCCAGATAGGCGCTCTCGGCGGTGAATTCCGTCTCGTAGCCTTTTTCGGTGTCGAACCGGTGCCGCGCGGCAATGGTGTAGTAGGCATTCGAGAAGCGCGGCCCGAGCCCGGTCAGCGTAAGCCACGATCCCACCCGCAAATTCGGGTTCCCCTCGGCCACGCCGTGCGCGACCGAGAAGCTGCGGGCGCGCTGGAGGAACTCGGCATCGACCAGGGCCTGCGCCTCCATCTGGTTGAGATTGGCGAACTGGCCGAGCTGTTCGGATCGCGGGCTCAGCGCCTGGCCGAGCCAATCCTTTCCGGTCTGGCCGCTGCCCTGGCCGAAGGCGGTCGATTGGCTGGTGACGCTGATCGTCTGGCCCTGCTGGTAGTCCCAGCCCGTGGCGGTCACCTGGCTGACCTGATGGGCCAGGTCGGCCAGCACCCGGACCTCGCGCAACTGGCTGTTCAGGGCGAGCTCGATGGCGTTGCGCTGCACCTGGGCGCGCGGCGAGGCGTGCAGCTCATCGCCCACCACCTGCAGATCGGCATCGTAGCGGGCCAGCAGCCGGCGCAGGAAGCGCAAATCAGTCTCGTTGAACTGCTGCTCGCTGCCCACGCTGGCATCCAGCCCGGCGACGACGGGAGTGAGGCCGAGCTGCGCCGCGACCTGGCTGACGATGTCGCCCAGCGATGTGCTGTCCCAGGTCTTGGTGCGGCGGTTCATGCGCGCGCCCTGCAGCGCGTCCTCGGCGAGCACGACGATGTCCGGCGGCCCGGTGCGCGGATAGCGGCCTTCCAACGCGGTGATCCTGCCGCGGAAGATCTCCGTCGGCGCGTTGACGTTGCCCGCATAGACCTTCAGCGCGGCGCCGAGGGCGAGGACCTGGCCGTCCTCGAACACCAGATCGGCCAGGCCGCCCTGGAAGGAGCCGAAATTGGCCAGCCGCAATTCGATCGAGGACATCCCGCCCTCCTGTTCGCGCATCTCCATGGCCAGCAACTGCGCGGCGATGGTCGCATCGAACTGCCCGCCCACCTGGATCGAGGGGATGGCGCTGTAGACCGCATCGGTCGTGAGAGGCTGCTCGGCCATGGCTCAGTCGGCCCTCAGGCGAAGGGCGCGTTCGGCCATCGCCGCCTGCTCCAGGCGGAAATCCGTCTTGGCCTCCGGCGGCGCGGCTTGCGGCGCGGCCTTGGGCGAATTCTCCCGCTGCACGTCCACCTGCATGTCCTCGATCGTGACGGCCATCGCCTGCGCGCTCCTTCGATGCGCTATGAAAACGTAAGCTGGGCGCTGAAATCGAACCCCGCGCCGACATTGGATGCCGGCCGCGACCCGGCATTCGCCGCGCCCCCGAGGCTGAAGCTGGCACCTTCATCGGTGGACACGTCGGTGCCGGTTCTGGCGCGCAGAATGCGCAGCGGATTGAGGCGCGCCGTCGTGCTGATGGTGGCCCGACCGGTCTCCAGCCCCGCAAAGGCGCCCGCGGTCGCCGGTACGCCGGCCGAGGCCCTGGCGCCGAACAGCGCACCGCCCCCCACGCCGGCCGACATCTGCAATCCGGCCGCCGGGGCGACGCCGGGGCTGGCCCCGAAGGAGACACCCGCGCCCGCGCCGAGCGAAAGCCCCGCGCTGCCCCCGAGCGACACACCGGCGCTCGCCCCGAGCGACACACCGGCGCTCGCCCCGAGCGACAGTCCCGCCCCCGCCCCGAGTGACAGCCCGGCGCCGGCCGAGGCCGAGGCCGAGACGCTGAAGGCAGCGGCCGCGTTCAACTGGATGCCGCCGCCCACCTGCAGCGAGAGGCCGCCGGTGGAGCGCAGGCTGTCCAGCCCGTTATCGGCACCGAGTTGCCGGGCCGCATTCGGGTCGCCGCCCTTGGTCGCCACCGAGGTCGCACTGTCGCCGTCCGATGTCGGGACCAGGCTGCCGCTGACCGGCGCGATCGCCGAGCTTGATCCCATATCGAAGACCTGGTCCTGGCGGGCGAGGCCGATGCTGACCAGGGCGCGCAGCGGAACGCCGTCCGCGGAGAAGAAGTCGATGGTCTCCTTGAAGGAGTCCATCGTGCCCTGAAACACATAGGCGCCCCACTGGAAGCTCACCACGGGTTGTGCCTGCGCATTGCCGCTGCTCGGGTTCACGCCCGCGTCCGCCGAGGCCTGCATCAGCAGGGCCACCTGGCCGGTGACCTGGCGGACATCCTCGCCCGTGTCGGTCGTATCGAATTGCAGGTCCATCGTCAGCTTGCCGGAGAATTGCGCCGCGTGCTGCTTGCGCTTGGGCGTGGCCGAGGACGGCGTGGCGTTTTCGATCGTGTAAACCAGCGAGGCCGGGTTGAAATGGACCGGGATCGCCGCCCCCGCATTCGCGCCCAACGGAACCAGCTGGGCCTTGACCGTGGTGGGGATGGGCAGGTCCATGGCTCAGCCGCCCGCCGGCACGGAGGAGAGGCCTTCGTGCACCAGGTGCAGCTCCTCGATGCCGACCTCCGTGCCCTTGGCGTTCAGGTCCGAGAACTTGAACTTGACCGGCATCGCCCGATCGAGCTGCCAGGCGATCACCGGGTCGCCGCTCATGTCCATGAGCGTGATCGTCACCTGCAGGCGCGGCGCGAACAGGCCGGAGCCGACGGCGTTGAACACCTGCCAGAGATTGCGGTTCGAGCTGATACCGCGCTTGAGCACGACGGTGGCGAAGCTGATCGGCCCGGCACGCTGCGCCACGCCGTAATTGGCCCCGCCTTCCTTGATCGCCTTCGGCTCCATCGTCGCCTCCAGCCCGGTGACCTCGGCGAAGGCGCCCTCGCAGATCGAAGCCGCCCCACCCGGACCGCTGGACAGCGAGTCGGTCGCGAAATCCACCTGGAACTGGAAGACGTGCAGCGGGACGAGCGGCATCAGCTCACCGCCGCCAGCGAGGCAATGCCCTGCGCGCTCGTGCCGCTCGTCTCCATGGCCAGGCTCACATGGATGAGCTCGATGGCGGAGGCGGCATTGAAGCTGATGGCGGCGACGAGGCGGCCATTATCGAGGTCGTTCTGCGTCATCGTGCTGCGATCGCAGCGGATGGAGAAGGCGTCGGCGATCGTGTCGCCATCCAGCGCATTGAGCTGCCACAGCCGCGTCATGAGCTGGCGCAGGACGTTCTGCACACGCGCCCACAGGCGCGGACCGTTGGGCTGGAACATCACGTCCTGGCCCAGCGTGCGGGAGGCGCGGCGTATGACGGCGACGAGGCGGTGAATGGCGCCCGGCCGGTAGCTCTCGCCGGCATAGGCGGTGACGTCCGAGAGCAGCGCCAGGCCCGTGGGCGTGAAGCCGAACAGGCTCAGCCGCTCGATCAACGGCTTTTGCGGACTGCCGGGGACCCCCCACGCCAGCGGCGTGGCCGAGACCGCCAACTCCTGCGCCGGCAGGCTCGGTGCGAGGTCGAAGATCTCCGCCGGCGCGATTTTGGTGGCGCTGGTGAAGGTGCCGCGCGTCAGCGCGTTGCGCGCCAGCAGCCCGCACAACGCGCCGTCCGGCGGCTCCAGGCCTTCCAGCAGCACGAAGGAGCCTGTCGTCCTGAGCCAGGGATAGGCCAGTTGCAGGAAAGCGGTCGAGAGGCCGGCGCCCGCGGTCTCGGGCATGTAGGCCGCAATGACGCCGTGCAGATCCTGGCTCGCGGCGGCGGGCGTTTCCAAGGCGGAAGCGGCGCCGTTTTCCTGCGGCAGCGGCATCGCGGCGACGAAGAGCATCTCCCGCAGGTCGCCATTGGCGAGGAAGCCGGTGACGGCCTGCACGGCCTGCGCCCAGTTCTTATAGTCGCCCGGCGTCAATCGCGGCGCCGCGGCCGCATACCGGATCGGCGCGTCCGCCACGATGGTCTGCGTCGAACATTCGACGAATTGTTCCGGCCCCGGCGGCACGGTCGGCACCTGGCCGACAGCACCCTCAGGCGCCGAGGCGATCAGCGCGGGCAGGTCGGGCATGGCCAGGAAGGAGACCTCGGGCAGCCCGGCCAGATGCCCCGCGCCATGCCAGTTCCGCCGGTCGTCCAGCGCGTAGGTGTCCGGCGGCAGCAACCAGGCCAGCTTGGCCAGCTTGGTGGCGGGCGTGTCGTCCGGGGTCACCGGATCGGCCATGCGCACGACGTAGCAGCGCTTGCCGCCTTGCGCGAAGAAGCTGCGCACGGCCGTGGCCACATAGTCCGTGCCGCAACTGGCCGGCGAACCGCCCGCGTCGAACAGCGCGGTAAAGGCCGGGTAGCTCTCGATCGGGATCGGCACGTCCGCGACGGGCAGCGGCGGCGGCGGATCGGCCAGACGCGCCGCGGGGCCGCCGATCCAGCCCTGCTGCCGCAGCCAGAGCTGCACATTGGCCGACAGCGCCACCCCTTCGTTGCACCGCACCAGCCCGACGAAGCAGGCGATATCCATCCGCGCGGCATTGAGCGGCGCTGCTGGTCGGTCGTTCTCGAACACGATGCGGCTCATGGCGGCTGGCTGGCTTAAGCGTTACGAGGCCGGGCCGATTTCGAAACCCTCGGCCGAGAGCACGAGTTCCTCCATCGCCACCTCGCCGCCACCCTTGCCCGCCAGCGTCGGCCCGGTGTATTTCATCGGCACCACGTTGCGCAGCTTCCATGATTGTACGGGATTGCTCGCCTCGTCGCGCAACGTGATCACCACGTCACGCTGGGCCAGGATGCCCGTGGTCTGGGTTTGCGTCATCCAGGCCCAAAGGTCGGAGCTGTCGACCACGCCGCGCTTGAGCGTCACGTCGCCGACCTTGTGCGACCCCGGAATTTTGCGCACATGCGCCTCGGCCTCGTTGCCGTCGCGGTATTCCGAAATGTGGATTTCCGTGGTCAGCCCCGACACGTCGGAAAAGCCGCCGAGCAGCTTTTCCGGATCGCGCGGCCCGTTCAGGTTCACGATGTAATTGTAGGCGGGATAAGGGGCGGTCCGGTTCGCCATTGTTCTCTCTCCAAAAGCGGCGCCCGATCAGCTCTGGGCTGGTGATATCATCTGGCCGATACGGAAGATCACGAATTCCGCCGGCTTGAGCAGCGCCACGCCGATCAGGCAGATCATGCGCCCGTTATCCAGGTCGTTCTGCGTCATCGTTGTGCGGTCGCAACGTACGAAATAGGCCTGCTGCGCGGAATCGCCCAGCAGCGAACCCTCGCTCCACTCATTGTAGAGAAAGGAATCCACCGCCTCCTTCACGCGCGTCCACAATGACGGTCCGTTATTCTCGAACACCGCCCATTGCGTGCTGTTGTCGATGGAGTGCTCGAGATAGATCAGATAGCGGCGGACATTGACGTACATCAATTCGGTGTCCGACGAAGCGGTCCGCGCGCCCCAGACGCGGTAGCCGCGATCGGGGAAGAAGCGCAGGCAGTTGATGCCGAGCGGGTTCAAGGCGCCCTGTTCGGCAAACGAGATCGGCCGTTCGAAGCGCGAGGCGCCGAGCACCACCTCATTGGCCGGCGCCTTGGCCACGCCATTGGCATCGTCGCTGCGCGCATAGATGCCGGCCATGAACCCGGATGGCGGCACCGCGACCTCGGCGGGAATGGACGATCCCGACCGCGCCAGCGGGTTGGGCGTGATCACCCAGGGGACGTAGAGCGCGGCATAGCTAGAATCGATAGCACCACGTACGGTTTCGTTATCCGAGGCGAGCTGGTTGGGCGGCGTTTCCAAAATCGCAAAACGGTAAGCGCGCTGCTGGCTGACATGGGTGATCAGCGCGTTGATGATATTGGCGCTGTCATTGAAAATTCCCGAGCCGGGTGCAGCGACGATGGCCACATCCTCGCGTGGCGTGAAATTGGCCAGCGCGGTGGCATAATCGGTCGAGAGCGGCTCGGCGCCGTCATCGCCGCCGGTCAGCGTGAAGCTCGCGGTCAAATTTGCCAGCGGGAAGGCGGCCGTCGGGAACAGCGCCTGGAAGAGCGCCAGAGGTGTCGCCAGGTTCTTGCCGATGGTGAAGGCGATCTGGTTTTCCAGCGCATCGATGTGGCGCGGCGGCCCGGCGGCGAGCGCGGTGCCGAGGTAGTTCGGATGGGCCGGATCCAGGCCGAGATTGTCGAACACCTGGGGCGATCCGGAGGCCCCGTTCGCGGTCACGCTCAGGCTCAGCACGTAGAGCGAGGCGCCCGCCGGCGGTGCGGTGAACGCCGTGCTGCCGCTGGAAAAGCTGCCCGTGGTGCCATTGCTGTAGTAGGTCGGTGTCACCGGCTCGGAGAAAACCTGCGCGCCTACGAAGTGTGCCGCGGGCGTGGCCGCGCGCGTGACGGTGAGCTCGGTCTTCGTCGCGTCCAGCGCGGTGACAACCATGACTTCGGAATCGACCAGCACCGAGCCGGGCGTGGCGCCGGTCAGGGCAGCCGCCAGGGTGAGCTGCGTCGCCGCGGCGGTCACCGAGCTCGCCAATACCCCGATGGCGGG